TTTTACAACTGGAGTGAGGACACCCAAGCGTGGCTTCGGGTAGAATTTGATGAGGCTACACAAACCTGGATAGAGGTCACAGAATGAAGTTCGTGAAGTACAAACTGATTCCACGCAAAAATGGTCTTCATATTTCACCAGAGCCACTTTTTGATCGGATGAAATACAGGCTTGAAGTGATCTTCTTTCCTATTGACATGCTTGACTATCACATTGCGAGAGTCAGCGAAAATTGGACCGTAGCACCATACTCGGCATTCCACATGGAAGAAATCACGCAGGAAGAGGCGCTTGAAATCGCCAAAAATGCCGACCCAGACGCCACCATGTCTGACGATGGCGATCTTATTCTTCCAAATATGGTGACATTTATTCCCGACGAAAACACCTGACGCTTGCCTTCGCTTTTATGGGCTAGTATTTGCCTCCGATGAACGAAACACTGGTTTCACTAAATACGGAGTCGCCATGAAAGTCGTAGTAGCAGGTGGGGGGACAGCAGGGTGGTTCACCGCTCTGTTCGCACGTCAATGTTTGCCTGACGCTGAAGTAACTTTGATCGAAAGCGAAGAAGTTGGCATTCTTGGCGCTGGTGAAGGCACCACGCCCCAAATAATTCAGGCGTTGACGTTTCTCCAAATCCCAATTCGCGACCTGATAATTCAGGCGGAAGCAACAATCAAACATTCCATTCTTTTTTCCAACTGGCAAGGAGATGGACAGTCTTATTCGCATGGCTTCCAGGCTCGCCAGGATCTTTCCTTCTTGCCGCCCGAGGGTTCGCCGATGTCGTTCATTAATGCGACCACTGACGACTCCTTCATGTATCAAAAACATTTTGATGACCCATATGAGGCCAGTGTCATCACAATGCTTTTGTCAACAATGAAAAAGTCACCGTTTGTCGAACGACCAGTCGATCTTTCCACTATTCAGGATCCTCTGCATATGTTTGACAAGGTATGTAATTTTGCTTTGCATTTCAACGCACGCCAATTAGCCGAATTTCTAAAACTGGTGGGAACGCATCGCGGTGTAGTGCGAGTAGAAGGCAAAATTAGTCAAATAAACAGCGACGAAACAGGCGACATTACATCTCTTGTTTTGGAAGATGGCAAAAAAATAGATTGCGATTTTGTTTTTGACTGCTCGGGCTTTCAGCATCTAATTATCGGGAAACACTTCAAATCCGAGTGGCGAAGTTTCAAAGACTTTCTACCGGCAGATCGCGCGCTTGCATACTTTAAACCGCAACGCAGCAACATTCCCGCTTTTACCGAAGCCGTGGCAATGAAAAATGGTTGGTCGTGGCAAATCCCCCTTCAAACAAGATTTGGCTCTGGATACGTCTATAGTTCCGCCTATACGGATGAAGACGAAGTTGTCGCCGAGATTGAAGAACGTGAAGGCGAAGGGGTGGAGATAACCTGGGGTAAGTCATTTAAATTTGAACCTGGGTACTATAAGGATGTTTGGATTCGGAACTGTGTTGCCGTTGGTCTTTCGACGGGGTTCCTTGAACCACTAGAAGCAACATCCTTGATGCAGACGTTTGTTCATCTGGAAAACATCTTCAGCCTTCGAATGAATTTACTAGAAGTTCCGAAACGCGAAAAAGAACTCATAAGCAAAAGATATGCGTCGGCGACAGAAGAAATAGCACAGTTTCTTTATCTTCACTATTTCACTGCTCGCGAAGACACGGAGTTTTGGAAGCAATTCAACTACAGCGCGCCAAATATGCCTGAACTGATTAGCGAAATTCTGGGCATATCAAAGTATCGGCAATTGGTTTTTGCCGATATGCAGCAAATGGCCCTTGCTCAATTTTCTGTTGCCAGTTGGGTGACAATCATCGATGGAAACGGACTAATATCAAAGCAACAGTATGCTGAGATGTACGCAAATAGACATTTCGACCGAACGCAAGACTATTTCTCTCTGCGGCGAAACGTTAGTATCGAAGGTCAAAAGTGTCTTAACCATTCAGTATTTCTTTCAATGATGAGGCGATCATGATACGAATTGGATTCACCGCTGCGGCACACCCTGGACATCCCGGTCGTGTTCTAGAAAGCCACCCCAATTTCTATCCACGCCGTGAGGACTTTCCTGCCGACGGATCGACTAGAAGGTGTCCAGCATTCCACGACTACACAATGGGTGCGTTTTCGCTTGGCATCGCATACGACATGCGTTTCTGCGTCAGAAAAACAGCAGACGGAGAGTATTGGGTTGAGTATGACCGATCATTTACCACCCTGCCCGAAGAAGCGTTAGCGCATGCGATTGTCATGCAAAACATTCAAGAAGGGGTAGCGCAGTTAAACCTGCTGCCGAATTGGATGTTTATTTCTGACACTCCGGATGTCCAGATGATAATCGTGCCCGCCTTGGGACAAACGAATCCCGAACCTTTCCGTGGTCAACTCAATATCTACAACTGGTTTCGAAACACTTCATACGCCTTCAAGGTCAAAGTTGATGAGTGGGTGACGATTTCCAAAAATTCTCCGATTTTTGCTGTGAAGTTTGTGCATCCCGAAGAGAGCCATTTTGTGTTGGGGGAAATCAAGTTGACCCCAGAAATTGAGCGCCACGCACGATACATGGAGGCTCACGGAATTTTGGGAAATCAGACCTTTGCTAAGTGGCGGGAAATTTTCAAGTTCAATGGCAAACGTCGACCTGCGAAGGTTCTGCAATTCATTGAGGACAAGTGATGGAAGAAAACCTGGATATCGACCTCAAGGAAATTATCAACGACATCCTTGAGCAAAACAAAAACTTGACGTTGAACAACGCGATGCTTCGCACTGCCGTCAAGCAGTTGCAAGAGCAGAATCGCATTCTGGTTCAGGCAAATAAGCAGATCGAACGGGAAACAGCGGTCCTGCTAGAGAAAAGCAGGAAAGCAGATGTCGCTGAACCTGAGTGATCTAACGGATCCAGCCCCTGACCCTGGTCCTGCCGACTGGAATGACGAAGGTGTCGTTATAGTCCAAAACTTCTTCCCAGAAGAACTGTTAGTGCAGTACGAAAAATGCTGGGTCGAATCGAACTCGGACAGGCCAAGGGGATGGCCAGATCCCATCCCATACACCCGTCATCCAGAACTTCGTGATCTTTTCTGCTATAAACCCTTGGCTGACCTTCTTGAAACGTTGATTGGCGAACCGGCTGGCCTTCATCTGAATTTGACCGGTTGGGTTTCTACGGAACGTGACTGGCATCAGGATTCCTACTTGAATCCACCATGGGTTGGCGACGCATACGCCGCCGTGTGGATTTCTTTTGCTGACATCCACCCCGACTCGGGTCCATTCCAATATGTGCCGGGTTCTCACAGATGGCCACAGGTGACACGCCAGAAAATTTTGAATGCTTTGGACCCAGATCAGCGCGATCATAGATGGCCCAAATTTTCCGAAATCATTCTGTCGCCACTTTTCGAAAACGAAATAAAGGAACGCAACGTCGAAGTAGTCACCCACTTGCCCAAACGTGGCGATCTTCTTGTGTGGCACGGACGAGTTCTGCATCGTGGATCCAAAGCAAACGTTCCCGGTATGGAACGTCGGTCTGCTATCGCCCACTATTCCGGTGTTAACCATCGCCACGAAATGCCAGAAGCAGTACAGCACGATGATGGCGGGTTTTATTTTCCTCTGGTGACGGATCTAAACCTTTACTACGAGGAAGGTTCAGTTACCTGATGCAACTTTTGAACGCTGGGTGTGGCACGCATTATGCAAAAGGCTGGGTCAACTGTGACGTATGGGAAAGCGATACAACAAAACCCGACGTAAAGGTGACGGCAGGTCAGCCATATCCTTTTGAAGACAATTACTTTGATGCGATTTACCTAGGCCACGTGATTGAGCACATTGATTGGGGCCTTCTTCCAGCATTCCTGGACGACATGCGTCGAATCGCCAAGCCCGGTGCTCCTGTTCTGGTCGTTGGGCCAGACATCGTAAAAACGATTCAACGATGGTCAGATGGCCGAGAGCCGTGGCACATGGTGATGTCAACCCTGGAACACCAAGACTTCAACTGGCAGCCAGGACGTCAAGCAGAATTCTGGGATGGTGCAACACACCACTGGAACTGCCACCACGAACGGGTATGGAACATCTTGTCTGACATGGGTTTCGAAAACATGGAAGATTATTTCGACATAATCCCCAATTCAACCCAAATGACCTCATGGCTAGAGGAATCAACTGGTATTGAATGGCCTGTTGTCGCCAAATGGCATTGGCAGTTCGCCATACGTTGTACGGCTTAGCAATCCTTTATCGGATTGGGCAAGCCCCAGTTGCGCATTCGCTGGGATCCAACTCTGTTCCCGAAGCATCCAGAACGAGCGGAACCGAGAAGTCAACCTTCGAAAGCATCTTGTTGTACTCGTCTTCGGTGATTTCTTCGTACGGCGGCAACGGGAAGTTGTGGTCAGAGTGAAGAAGGAATGAAACGCTCTTTACCCCGGCAGTGTAATTTTCACTCAACCACTGCTTGATGTCGGACAGTTCTTCCTTCCGGTAGTAGACGGTTACCGAGACGGCATTGTCTGCCCAGTCGGTCTGCATTTTCTTGACCCACTCCAACTGTTCCACTGCGGTCATGTCTTTCGCCAAGACTGCACCTTCGGGGGATTCAGCGGGGAATTCGACGACATACCGGGTGTGGTCCTCGCGTCCATCCAAACCGACGTCCCACTTGACCGTGTAGCCGCGTCGACGACAAGCATCTACTAGCGGATCGGCTGCGCCGAAGCGAACACGGCGAATGTAGAACCGGGCGTAGGCGGGGTGTACGCCAGGCGTGTTGCCGGGCAGGAGCGACAGTGTTCCGGACGGTTGAACCGTTGTTAGGCGAACGCTAACGGGGAAACCGTTTGCCGCCGAGTATTCTTCATCGACCTTGCGAAGGTGCTCGTAAACGGGGGACAGCCACGACAACTTCTCTGGGGTGCACTGAAGAACACCGGTAATCGACTGGCCAAGACGTGCGTTCTTTTGAACAATCTTGTTTGTCTTGTCGTATGGGTAATTCATCCGTGTGATGTGCTTTTGGGTCATGTACAGCAGTCGGGAGATGTCCTTGAACTGCTCCAGGGAGTCAATGTTCGGGAGGAACACGGTCGCCAGGTTGCACGACTCGCCGTCACCCAAAGCAATTTCGGCACATGGGTTGTATCCCTCAATAGTGGGATCAGGGCGCTTCTCTCCGAGGCGACCATATTGCCGAGCCAACTTACGATTAACGAGTCCATAGGGTTCTCCTGATCCGTCATATCCCTTCCACACCTCGGGAAGGATTTCGTCCCAAGCATCTGCGTAAATGCTGTTGTTGCTGTTTGCGCGCCATGCGGGGACTGATCCTGATGACCAGTTCTTGGCCCGAAGGAAGAGAACATCGTCCGGGTCGCCGATAGCGATCTGTGCTGAGCGACGTGACGATCCTGAAACCACTATCCGACCGATGATGTTGCAGATGTCCAACACATCAATTGATCGCAGTTTCTTGCCAACACGGGCATCCATGACCTTGCAGATGTCGTCGATGCCATCGGTAAGTGCCCCTGGCCCTGATGCTGTCCCACCAAAACTCTTGAGTGGCGCACCGAATTCACGGATCAGAATTGTGGAGTACGAGAATGATTTTCCGGTGTAGAAGTAGGACTTGAGCACCGAGTGAAGCAGACGGCTCCATCCCTGACGGGAGTCGGGAACGATCACATCGGCGTCGTTGCTTCGTTCGTGACTGATTTTTACCCCGGCCTTAACCTTGGGCAGTTCGTGAATCTTGGAGCGCTCTACCGAGAATCCAACTCCACCACCCAGCATCAGGTGGTCGAACAGGAATTCGAAGTCTTCGATTGTTTCGATATTTACGAAGTAGCAGTTGTTAAGTGAGGCCGCGTTGAATTTCTTGACGAGGGGTGTTCCCAACTGCCACAGGGCGCGACCAGAGAATGCGCATCGGAGGTTGAACATGTGGTCGAACAAGCGTTCGGCTTCTTCTTGGGTGTAGTCAACGCCGATTTCGATTGCGCCGTTGATGACCCGCTGGATTGTTTCGGGCCACATTTCATTGCGCCCCAGTTCTTCAATGTGTCGACTGTATGTGCGCAGATAGACGATTTCGCCTAGTCCACCGAACCCCCATGGTGCCTGCTTCGCAGCGTAGAGAGCAACAAGGTCATCACTGATGTAAGCCACTTCGTTTCCTTTTCCCTGAGTTTTTTTAGATGATCCCGAGTTCTCTGGCTTGGCTCAGCGGGATGTGTGTTCCTGCCTTGGCCACTAGAACCGTTGACCGGGTGTAGGGCGTTATTTGCCGTTCTTCCCAAATGTCTTCCCCAACAAGCACGGTTTGCTGGTCTTCGAGAGAAGGTATGTCCCCCAACCCCCAAATTTTCTTGGGTGGGGACATTGTGCCAGCGCAGTCACCTGTTGGGTGACCACAAACTGGACAAGGACCCCTGTCGGCATGCAAAACTCGCGCCCCAGCAACGAAATGGTCTTGGTTGCCGTGGTAGAAGTTTCCGCCCATTAGGAAATCGTACAACACTTTGCGTCGGGCATGGAGCAGGTAAACGAGAAAAGCCGCCCGAAGGCGGCTTTTCATCGACCCTTGTGGGGTGACTTTTGTCAGTGGGCGCTGGGGATGCGGTAGCGCTCGTCGTTGTTCGCCAGGTTGCGGAACTCGGACTCCATCAGGGCGTTGAATTCATCCTCGTAGCGGTACTGGAGAACGATGTGAGCGCGACGACGGGCCTCGTTGCGGAGACGGTTCTTGATCTTTTGGATCTCCCGTCGCTGCTCCTTCTGCTCGGGGGTCAGGACGCTGGGGCGTCCCCGGCGGATTGCTCCTGCCTTTTCCTTGGTGATACGTTCGAACTCGCTAACAGACATGTGATGCCTTTCTGAATAGTTGATTTTTTACTTGTGTGGCTGGGACCTTTTGTTGACAGGTTGTCAACCACGAATAGGACTTTAGCCCCAGTGTTGACGGAACGCAACTTCTCCCAGGATTTTTTTTGTGGGACTAGAATCTTATTCGTCCCAGAATCCGACAATCACGAAAGACCTGGTCACAAGCATGATTTCGCACAAGTTTGCCCTAGAGAAGGCGTCGCAGGCTTCGGTTGATGGGAATTACATGGAAGGAATTTGTTTTTCCCTCTTGGCGATTGCCCTAAGCGATGGCATACGAAACAACCCTGATCTTCAGATCGATCATGCTGACCATCATGCCAACCTGGCGGAACTCGAATCAATTGTTCAACTTGCGTCCAACTTCTTCACCAAGCCAGACGACAGGGCGTTTTCGGAACTGCAGGCCGTGCTTGCGAATTGGGAATATCGCAAAAATCATTGACAAGGCCAACTCGGCCTGATAAACATGCCCCACACTTAACGAAAGGTAAACCGTGGGGCAAGTAATCAAACTTCCAACCGAATACGTCGAAAAACCCAAACAAGACGAGGCGCTGGCCGAGTACATGACAACAACCATGTGCCGAATCCTGCACCCGTCAGCCGGGAACCTCAGCGATGGGCAACGTAGGCAGATTCTCCAAAAGGCGATTGACCTTTACGAGCAAGCAAAGTCGCAGAGTCCCAACTGATGGAGATTATTGACCCATCAGAAGAATTCAAACCGATTGACAGTGAACGTTTCACAGTTCTTATTTCGCTGGTTCAGCGAATGGAAGAACTAGCAACCGACGAAACAATCACCTACGACATCCGACAGGAACTGGGAATTTTTGCTCATCAGTTCGCTGTCTTGATGTCGCAAGCCATGGCTGGATACGAGTTGTATAAGGCTGTTTACGATCTCGCACTTCGCCTGTACGCAGATCTAGCAACGCAAACATATGAACTTGGTGTCACCACCCGTCCGGAATCGCTGGCAGATTTCGAGCAACTACTGCTGGCAAGTCACGCAACGGAGGCATAGCCATGTCGGAACTCGTAAACCGCATGGAAGTCAACTACGACCTCCAAGAAGAAGACCTTCTCAACGAGGTTGCAAATCGACTGATTGCATTGGAAACCGTAAGCCACGACCTGTACGTTGCGCTTCGTGAATGCACCGGCAGTGATCGGTCGAAAGCCGCACTAGAGCAATACGAGATAATCAACGAAAGGAAAATGTAGGGATGGAATCCGAACGAAAAGAAACATATTTGTTGGCAACACTTGACACTGATGCAGGACAGTTTCTTGTCGAAGTGTTTCCTGACGGTCAAGTTCACTTGGCGCAAAGGTCAGATCGTCATCAGACTTGGTCTCCCGGATGGTGGACCATAGGGCGGGATGTTCCCTTTGGCGACATCTGTCAGTCTTCTTGAGCCTAGGTTTATGGTCGCGTGACAGAACTTGATCAACTTTTGCGGGAAACAATCAAAACAAGCGATTTGAATACGGTGCGGGAAAATTGCTTGACGGTTTGCGTGCGGCATCTGAAACCAACTTCATCAAACTCTTTCCCTTTGGAACTTGTACCTGAAGCGATCCGTCATCTTGATCAAATCGGTTTTTTCAACTTACGTGGAGCAGTGAATAGCGTTTCGTCTACGTTTGGTGTTTCGCGAGTAACCGTGTACAAGCATCTCAGGCCGTGACAGCGTCGTGTTATCATTTGCCGCATGTCGCAACACAACCAGGAAAACATTGGTTATGACGAGAACATTTCAACTTGCGAAGTTCTTCGAACGTTGGCGGCGATGATCGACGAATCACGAAAAAGCGCAAGTTTTGGTGTTGTGGTTGAGCCAGATTTTTTGCGGCGTGTTGCTGACGAACTTGAGGACGCCTTGGATGATCGAATCCAGATCATGTCGTCCGATGGGGATGAGGTATTGGCCGTGATAGATGGCGAACTTGCCACGCACATATTGAACGAGGGCGCAAAGTACGTCATTGAAGATGCTTTGCGGCGCGCACTGGAAAAACCTCAAGTTGACATTTTTTGAGATAGCCGATATACTCACATGTATGAAAGAAAACAGCCCTACTATGAATACTTCAACAAATCCCGATTTCCTTCGACAGTTGTGTTCCTCAAATGAGGAATACGAATTCGCCCTCTTTGTGAATAGCGAGTTCAAGAACAACTACCGGCGTGACCCCAGTCGATACCAGGTTTGGTCCGATATCTACAGGGCGCGATGGATACTTCGAAACAATCCCGACAAAGATCCTGTCCGCACCCTGAAGGCATACAACGTTTCCAGCGAGGCTGCGCAAATCGTCATCGGTGAACGGGTCGACTTCGAACCCGAAAAGCGACTTCGTCGCCAAGACAAGTATCAGCGAATAATCGACTGGTGCCTGGAAAACCACCTTGTGCAAACCGACGCCCAGTCCATTGCGGAACTTGGAGAAATCTCCTATCCCACAGCCCTCAAGTTCATCAAGGATCGACCGGATCTTTTCTACAAGTTGAAGAAGGGCCTGTACGAAGTGCGAAACCCGAAGATTGTTCGCAAGGAAGAAAAATTGCTTGACAACGCATGACGGTCGTCCGGTAAAGTCGACCATCTACTACCAGCAAGACCAACGGTCGTTGGGGGCATACAACTCAGGAGGGACACAATGTCAGACGATATTGACATGTCATGGGCGGCCAAGGGTGCTTGCCGAAACATGAATGTCGAAACTTTCTACCCTGAAAATGGAGCACAGTATTCGCGCCGTCACATCAATGACGCCAAGATGGTTTGCGAATCGTGTGAAGTCAGAATCCCCTGTCTCGAATATTCTCTGAAGTATGAAACTTTGGGGATATGGGGTGGAATGACAGAATCAGAACGTCGTCGTTTTAGGCTCAAAAACAACATAGCCCTCAATCGAAATCGTTTCGCTTTAGCGAACTTCATTCCCATCTCGTCTCGTCCCAACAAATACAAGGAGGCGAGCAATGAATAACCACATCGAACTAGAAGCAGGAGGCTTCGTTCGACTAGATGCCGTCATGGCAGACGACCTGAGTGTCGTCAATAGTGCCCGCGTCTCCTTCGGCAAGCGAAGCAGCGAAATGACAAAAGCGGACGAAGGCCTGATTCGCTTTCTGATGAGGGAACGCCACGGTACGCCATTCGAACATAACTCTTTCCGTTTTCACATTCGTGTGCCCATTTTCGTTGCCCGCGAATGGATGAGACACAGAATCGGTTGGTCGTACAACGAATTTTCTGCCCGATACTCGGAAATGTCCGAATCGTTCTATGTGCCCGCCACCGAAAACGTGCGATCACAAGTTGGCAAACCTGGCTCCTACACCTTTGAAGCAATGCCTCCCGAGATTGCGGATGACATTGCGGACACGATCCGGGAAAGTTCATCCCATTCGTTCCGCACCTACCAGTGGTTGATTGCCAACGGGTGCGCAAAGGAACTTGCACGCAGTGTTCTCCCCGTGGGCATGTTCACTGAATTTTACGCAACCACGAATGCCCGAGCGCTTATGCATTTTTGCAGTTTGCGTTCAGCACCCCAAGCGCAGTTCGAAATTCGCCAAGCGTCTTTGGCGCTCGAAGAATTCCTAGCCGAATACATGCCCGTAACGTATGTTTCTTTTTTTGAAAATGGAAAGGTGGCACCGTGAGCGCCGACCGAGGCAAGGTATATGAAAACGCTTTCACTGCCGTTGACCTGATGAGGGCACGTGGTGCGACTGAAAAGGAAATTCAGGCATTCCGCAAGCGCCAGACAGAACGCATGATGCGACCTAAGAAGCGAACCAAGGCGTCTAATGGCGGATAGGTTCACAACATCACCTGAAATCGACAACTTTCTTTCACGCCTTCAAGGGGTTCGTTCTAACGGAAGCGGATGGTCGGCGCGTTGCCCTTGTCGGGCAGATGACGAGAATCCCTCGCTTTCAATCGGCCAAGGAACGGATGGACGTGTTTTAGTTACGTGCCACCGAGGCATTCCTTGCTCCGTGGAGCAAATATGTGATGCTGTTGGCTTGAAGGTACCGGAACTTATGCCGCCGAAAGAAGAGGCCAGGAAACCCAAGGCAGAGTTGCGTTTAGTCGAAACATACGATTATCGCGACAGCGAGGGAACTCTTCTTTTTCAGAAACTTAGGTTCGTTGACGAAAACGGAAAGAAAACGTTTCGCCAACGTCAACCTGACGGAAAAGGCGGATGGAAGTACCACCTTGATGGCGTTGATCAGGTTTTGTATAACCTGCCTAAGGTTCTTTCGGCTAAAGCCGAGGGGGACATTATCTTTGTTGTGGAGGGTGAAAAGGACGTCCACACACTTGAGGGATTGGGCTACACCGCAACGACTATGCCTGGCGGTGCGGGTAAGTGGCGCGAGAACCACACTGAAGTTTTGGCTGGCGCAAATGTCGTCGTTATTGCGGACAACGATACGCCTGGCAAAAAGCATGCGTTAGATGTCAAGGCGCAACTTGAAAGTCGTTCCTGCGCGGTCACTTTGCTTATACCGGATGGTGTAAAGGATGTGACCGATCATGTTGACGCTGGCGGAAAAGTAGAGGATCTACGCGAGTTCGCTGAAGAACTTGATGTCCCTGTTAAGGAAGATCCATACACGCCGGTTTTGGCGAAGATCGAAAAGATCCTTCTCCGTGAAGATCTGTCAGATGTTGCGAAGATTTCTCGGGCGTCCTCTGTGTTGCTGGACCTGCAACCGGAGACAACGGCACGACCGTCTGGCCGCCTTGTCAGTTGGCTTGATTTAATCGATGAAACTGACGACGTTGAGTATGACTGGATTATCCCAAACCTTCTGGAACGTGGCGAGCGTGTGATGGTGGTTGCCGCTGAAGGCGTTGGGAAGACCATGTTGGCCCGTCAGGTCGCTCTGTGTTCGTCTGCCGGTATTCATCCTTTTACCTTTGAGCAGATGAAGCCGATCACTACGCTGACGGTCGATTTGGAAAATCCTCAGCGGATCATTAGGAGAACTTCTAGTGACATTGCTCGAAAAGCGCTTCATTATGGTTTCACTAAGAACTTGAATGCTCACATTTTGATAAAACCGGACGGCCTGGATCTCCTTTCGTCAGGTGACCGGATGGTCCTTGAGGACGCTATTGAGCAAATCAAACCTGATCTGCTTCTTCTTGGGCCTATCTACAAGTCGTTTGTTGATCCCGGAAATCGAACCTCTGAAGCGGTGGCGATTGAAGTGGCTAAATATTTCGACTCACTGCGCGAGTGGTTTAAGTGCGCCCTATGGCTTGAACACCACGCCCCTTTGGGGACCAGCATGTCGACGCGCGACCTTCGCCCCTTTGGTTCAGCCGTGTGGTCGCGTTGGCCAGAATTTGGTCTAAGCCTGACTCCTGACCCTACGGCAACCGAAGGATATGTTTATGATGTTAGGCATTTTCGTGGTGCCCGTGACAGGCGACAGTTTCCGGTTAAGATGACTAGGGGGTTGACATTCCCCTTTGAAGTCCTCGAATTCGCAAAGATGGAGTAAATATGTCATCCCAAAAGGGTTTGACAAAAGAGTTTCTCGCCGAACGCGACCTGCGCATTTTCAAGATGCGACAGGCTGGCGTCGCTCCGAGCGAAATCGCGCGGCGTTTTGGCCTCTCTGTTGGTTCTGTCAATGCGTCAATTAGACGTCAATTGGAAAAACTTAACCGAGAGGCGCTTCTTGCTTACCCCGAGGTGCTTCGGATGGAATTGGAGCGCCTTGATACGCTCCAGCAGTCAATCTGGCCATTGACGCAGTTCCGTAAAATTAGAATGGACGACGGGTCTGAAGTTCAGGTTGAACCAGACCTGAAAGCGATCCAACAGGTTCTAGGCATCATGGATCGACGTTCTAGGCTCCTTGGCCTAGAGCAGACAAATGTCAACATCAATGTTGAGTCTGCCGAGCCACAGCGTGCCGTTCTTGCGGGTGCCGCAAACGGCCCTATAGAAGTCAACGCATTCAACCCGGAAACGGAAGCGCGTCAATTACTGGAACTTATGGCAAATGCTGGAGTTTTGCCGCCAGATACCGTCCAGCAACTGCTACAAAGTGCTTCCCCAGCCGAACTTCCGCCAGCAATAGCCATTTCGCAAGAGTCGGAAGCGCGTTCACGCGAAATACTGAATGCCGAAATTGTTGAAGAAACACCAGAGGAAATCATTTATGAATGACGAACAGGTTTTTTCCAGTCAGGATGACAACCTGTCTGCCGCTATGGGAAAGGTCGTCGAATCCATGTCGATGGGGCGTAAACCCAAAACCAATGCCCCTGATGGCGAAACAGCGTCGCGTCAGGTAATTCTTCGTGCTACCGAAACAGACCATGACCGCTGGAAAGAGGCTGCGGCTTCGCAGGGAATTTCAATGTCTGAATTCATTCGAAATACTTGTAATGATGCTGCTGCTGACATTCTTGACTGCAAGCATCCCGTTGAGTTTAGAAAGATCTATCCGTGGTCTGATGTTTGCTTAAAGTGTGGAACTAGGTTAAAGTAATTTCAGTAAAGTACGTTTTGTGTAGCCCAGGTCTTTCACTAGACGACTGAATTTCAGCCTATTATGGTTACCGAAGCCTAGTGCAGAGGTGAATCATGCGGGCTACCAGCGCTCCAGAATACGCTACAGAGTTCAAGGCTATTACTGGCCAAATCAACGTCGACGAAGCCCAAGGCATCGTTGAGTGCTTCGTATCTGGCATCGGCAACAAAGATTCCGTTGGCGACATAGTCCTCCCCGGCGCTTTTACTGAAAGCCTGAAGCGACGTAAGCCGCGCGTGGTGTGGGGGCACGACTGGAACCACCCAATCGGCAAGGTATTGGAAATCTACGAGGTTGGAATAAACGACCCTCGCCTGCCAGCAAAAATGCGTGCCGCGCGAATCGGTGGACTTTTCGCCCGTGTTCAATTTAACTTGAAGTCCGACAAGGGTCGTGAAGCGTTCACCAACGTGGCGTTTTATGGAGAAGAGCAGGAATGGTCGATTGGGTACAAGACCATCAATGCCATCTACGATAACGAGCGTCGGGCAAACCTCCTGCAGGAAGTGGAACTTTATGAAGTTTCACCCGTGCTTCATGGAGCGAACCAACTGACTGGTACCATTTCTATCAAAGCCGAGGATCAAAGCGGTCAAGTTGATTCCTTTGGTAAAAGCAAGTGGAAAATGTTTGACCGTGAATTCGCAGCCAGAATCAAAGAGGATTATCCAGAGATTTGGGCAAAAGGTGGCAACATCAAGGGCAACGCCCAGTACGCGATTTTGACAAAGATCGCGGAGCGGGGGGGATCAGCCGACACTCCCGACCAGATCAACGCCCTCGAATTGCGCGAAGCATGGGTGGCAAGGCACGCGGGCGACTTCCGACTCCCCGGCGTCATCGCTCAGATCAAGTGGCTGGCGATTGGGAGCAGGGGCGAGGACTATATGAAGAATGTGGTCCGGGAAGCCATGAAGAAGTCGGATATGAAGAAATCCAGCCAGAAAACAGCGCCCGCCGACGGCGACGAAATGGCTCAAGAAAAAGGCCACTGGATGCAGGTTCCCAGCGAAAGCAGGAGCATGATGCGTTCACTAGCCGCCGAGATTGGGAAACGATTCGGCGGTCCGGTACGTATGCGCCAAGTGTCGAAAAATCAAGTCATCTTCGATCATCTGCACGATGGAAAGCCGATGACGATGAGGGTGGGCTACCACTATGAGGATGGCCAGTTCATGTTTGGCGATCCGGTCCAGGTTATGGCCAGAACCGTCTACATGGAGATGGAAGACGGCGACGAAGAGGCTGGTTACGGGAACGAATATCAGGGTGATGATGAAGGTGAAGAACGGGAGTACCCGACGCCTTCGGACTACGAAAACGAAGACGAGGACTACGAAAAGGTTCTTTGCACTTGTGGCAAAAAGTCCTACTTCTCCAACGTAGACGATTTCCTTGACAGCCTTGACACAATTGACATGGACAGCAAGGCTGGCCGTGTTATCAGTCGCAACAATCTTCAGCGACTTCAGCAGGCAATTGACATTCTTCAGGAAATTGTTGCTGCTGGCGGGCGTGCGGAAATCGAAATGAAGGACGGCAACTTTATTTCTGCCCCAACGGATCGACTGTTCATCCTCAAAAACTTCATTGACCCCGTACTTGAATTCCATGGGGCCGAAGTTGACATTACTGAAGATGGCATTTCAGTAAAGTCGGTTTCCGGAGATGAGGAGGCATTTACAGAAGCGCTCCTTAACGCAGTCGCCTCATTCACTACCCTTGAATCCAAGGGACTAATGTGAAGACAAAACATATTGTTTCCCTGGTGATGTTTACATCTCCTATAAACTAAGTGGGCGACACATGGACGACGAAAAGTCTTTAGTGAAAATCACAAACAAGTACACCTGCATGGTTTCCGGAGAAAAACTCATGCAACCATGCCAGGGGTGCACCAATCCAAAAGGCTGCCTGTCATCGGCCATGCAGTACAAGGAGAACGAGGAAATGGACGAAATGGACGAGAAGGCAGTCGTCAAGATTGACGCTGACGGTGGCGTAGTGAAGTGCGCCAAGGGTCTTGGTGGCGGCGAATGCGGCTACAAGGCTGGTGCCAAGGTCTGTGGTGCTTGCGGTGCCATGGCTGTTCTCCAGAAGGAAGAAGAAGTCGACGCTGAAGAAAAAGGCGCGATGGAGCCTGCTGAGGCCGTTTCCGAAGACAACAGTGACGAAGTCAACGAGATTCTGAAGGCCCGTCAGGGACTAGAAGAAGAGCGTCGTATGGAAAACCTTGGTGTTAAGGATGACGCCGAGACCGTCGACGAAAAGGGCGCAATGAAGCCAATGGTCGCCGACGGAGAAGAAATGGCCATGGCGGACGAGGAAGAAGACGAGGATGAGCCTAAGGGCGGTCTCGTCATGAAGCCACGTAAGCGTTCACGTCGTATGGCCATGGACTCAATGGGCGTTAAGGCCGATGACCTTGAAGACCCCAACGATGTTTTCCTGTGCGCCGCCGAGCGCAAGATCCTCCCCAACTCTTCGTCAGTCTGCGAAGGTTGTCCTGGCGGATGTCAGCCCGAAGAAGGCATGCCTGGAATCCTGGACATCGAAGGAATGGCCCTCGAAATGGTTGGAGGCAAGGTTCTTGCCTCGGCTTACGTCGAAGAAGGCGACCTGTTCTTTGTTGACGTCCTCGGCAAGGATGGTCAGGCCGTCGAATTCATCGCTGATGGTTCAACTGGTCAGATTCGCAACTTCCACCTGCTTGCTACGCCAGACGTAGACAAGATCATGGGCGTCAAGAGCGCCGATCAGGATGACAGCGAAGTTCGCATCATCGACATCAAAACTGCTGAAGCGGTGGCAATTAAGGCACTTCAGGAAGAGTTCGGAACCGAGGGTCTTGTCATCAACGCTGACTCCGAAATTTTCGAAGGCTTCGACGCTTACGTTTTCGAAGTTGACGGCAAGGACGGATACTCCTACGACCTGTACGTTGGGGTTGACGGACACTTCCTGGGAACTGACGTTTACGATCAGACCGAGGCTGAAGACATTGAGGCAGAAGCCGCTGAACTTGCGTTGAAGCGGGCTTACAGCGATGAAAGTCGCGAGGAAATGGCGAAGGAAGGAATGGCACTTCCGGACGGTTCGTTCCCGATCAAGGACGAAGCCGATCTTCGCAACGCCATTCAGGCCTTTGGTCGCGCCAAGGACAAGGATAAGGCCAAGGCTCACATCATCAAGCGTGCCATGGATCTGAAACTTGAGGAACTGATCCCAGAAAACTGGGTTCCCAAGGATATTCAGGAAGAAGCCGCTGGCGAGAAGGCTGCTTTGGACGGACAGGATCCCGAGTTCGTCAAGGCGCTGATGGAGTTCGAACTTCTGGCCGCCGAAGAAGATCTGCGCGACAAGTTCTGATTTCTACATAAAAGGAAGATGGTACGTGGACGCAAAAACCGCGAAACTACGTGCCGAAGACACTATTCGGCGTACAGAACTTTTACGAGACCTTACCTCTCGTAAGTCTTTTCGCATTAGTGCCGACCTTCCCGTAATTACAGAACCTGTCTACATCCCAGAGATGACGGTTGGGTATACGACCGGACGCACGAAAGTTCGTTCTGTGCGCCACGATTCCCCCACCTCGCGTGGTTTTGTTCAGAAGGTTTTTGCCCGATCACGGGCAGATTTGTACAAGCGACTGGTTCGTGCTTTTGAGTCGGATTGCGGATGCGGTTGCGGTGGGGAGTGTCAATGAGCGAGTTTGAAACAAAAGCACCCGCACAGGTAGAGGCGCTAATCGATCTCCCCCAAGAGCGAATCACGGGAGATGTTCTTCGTGGTTACGGCCCTCGGCGTGGCAATCTTGAAAGGCTGCTTCGCTACTGGCGTCCAATCATGCGTAAGCCTGGTGGTTTCCGACGTTGCCGACGAATTCTTGCCGATCATCCCGAGTTGTATCCGCTGGAACGTCTTTGCGCGTGGCTCCATCATGAAACAACAGGTCTTTGGCCGAACGAGGGATGCCATCATCCTGGCATGAGGAACTGTCGCGGCAAAGTGCGTAAAGGCCGTGGCGGTTCGATTTGGACAGACAAAGAGTGGGAACGTCGTTTGGCACGTCGTTTTCGTCGCGGAAAGAAGGGCCTTGACGCGATGGAGAACTATGTGGTGACCGAGTCCGACTGGTCGCACGCTTCATCAGTTCTCAAGGATTTCTGCGCCATGGAAAAGGGATTCTTGGAATACCTTCGGGATGACAAGAACTGGATTCACGAAGGTCAGGACGAGGCTGGCAACTGGGTTGAGCACGCTTGGTCGCCGTCCAAGGATTCTGGTTGCGGTTGCGGGTGCGGCGATGCCTGAACGGATTCCCCGGTCGGCGTCTTTTTCGCGTCACCTTTCTCCCGAGTTGAAGGGTTTGACCGGTCTCTACTTCGAACCCATCAATGACAACCAGATTCTGGCAGATCACAAGGCTCGTCTTTATCTGAATCGTTCCTTGCGTCGTGGCGAATTCAAGGTTGGTGCTGTTGGTTCCCGCAATCCTGTAGGGCAGGCTGCTCAGGCTGTTGGAACAATCATTACGCCAGGCAACATCAGTCCTGCCCGTAGTCCGATCCGTTCGGGAATCGCCCGTGCCCTGACGCCGGGTGGTGGCCGTAACCGTGGTGGTCTTCCTGGTAAACCAGAACGTGGTTATAGGTGTCCTGAAGGCTTTCAGTTTGGTGGGCGTTTCACTGACGAGGATTTTACGACGTGTGGGAAGCAACTTTTTGACATTCCGTCTTTGAAGGAGTCTGTCGCGCAGGCTGTTTTCCGTACGCGGTCACGTCGTTCTGCTGGATCTGATGGTGGCCCCCGTGCCGAGGCTGATGTTGAAGTTGTTGCCCCTGGTGAAACTGATCGTGATAACGAACTGATGGTTCGTCGGGCGGCGCGTGTTCCGGAAGTTGGTTCGGCGTCGAATAGCAAGAAAACTGCTGCAGAAAAAGATTCAATTGTCAACATTGTGAATCAACCTGAAAATTCGAGTGTTCTTGTTCGCCGTGATGGCTTCATCATGGTTCCGGTGGTTTCTACTGCGGAACTTCGCAAAGTTCCTGACAACAGAAACATGGAAGAAGCGACTTGGATTCAATCCGTTCGTTCCCCCGAAGAAATGGGCAAGGACGAACTTGGCCTTTTGTCAAATACAGGTGTCACAAAACTTGTTTATGTCACCCCAAATGGCGTGACCGTAACGCTCGAACGAACCCGTGACCTGGATACTGGGGAACGTCGTCAGTTGGGCAAAGATGCGAACACTGCCGCAGACATGGACGTAAACAAAGATCCTTTGGCGCGACTGAACTTTATTGTTGAAAATTCTGAAGGTGCGTTCAAACTTTCGACAGACTTCGGTGACGTAAAAAATCCCGAGCAGATTCAGGCTGGTGGCAAAAACAAAGGAATGCCCAAGTGGGCTGTTGAGGCTTTTGTTGATGCACCTGAACCCCGAACCGAAGATGCTGCCGACCTTGACGAACCTGCTGGGGATGCGGACGCACCAGAAGCGCCAGATGCGCCCGAAACCCCAGCATCGGTAGCACCAGCCCCCTTGGAGGAGCGAATCGATTCGGTCAAGGAGGCTGTCGAGCACCTGAATAAGGGTGGCCTTCTTGCCGACATTGATCCTTCAGTGCTGTACGAAGCACTTCAACGGGCCGAAGAGTACAAGAAGCGCAAGATCCGAGATGACATCACTGTTTTGGAAGGGCCTAACGGCCTGAAGTTGCTGTTGAAAGAAAATAACGAGGACTTCGAACACATCAGTGCCCACTATTCGTCTGAACTTTTGCGTGAACTTGGCGTTCAGGCACCTGCTGTTAGATTTGCTGGAAGCGAGACGAATAGGCCGTTCGTCTACCGATCCCCCGATGATGTGATCGAAAACGCAGAGTTGGACAGGGATATTCGTACGGAAGATTTTCCGCCCGAACGGATTTTGGGGATTCAGATTTCGGACTGGCTGGCGGACACCCGAGGGCGCACCGCAGCGTCAGTTGTTGGGGTTCGTGTTGGTGACGAAACTGAGCCGGTTGCCAATATCGGTCCACGGTCGGCCCTGATTGGTTTGGACGCAGATGAACTTGCTGCCCGACGGGATGTCGGTTTGGAGCAGTTTTTTGACGACACCACTGCCGCTTATGGGCGAACCTTTGGGGAAGCGGAGCAGCAGGAAAAGGATTTGATGCTTCAAATTCTTGAATCGTTGATCGAAAGGGCTAACGAATTTTCTTGGGAGGATTACCGGGCCAAACTTGCTGCTGACGGTATTATTTCAGAGGCAGAAGAAAGACACCTAAGTATTGTTCAGGAACTTTTTAACCGCCGCCTAGAAGCGTTGAACAGTTCCAAAGAAACCATTCAAACGATTTTGGGACTTGTATGACGCACAATCTGACCCTTATCAAGGACGCAATGAGTGGCGAACTGTATGGTGCCGTCGTTCATTCTGACGTTGAAACCAAGACTGTCGGCTTCTGCTCAAACGCCAAAGAATGGGCTGGCTGGGCAAACGATTCAAACGCCACATTCTCCGAGATCAAGGACTCGTTGGATTTCACGCTTCAACAAGAGCAGCCAGTAAAACTGTCCGCAAAAAACCTTGCTGAACTTCGTACAAAACTTTCTGATGTTGACTATTTCAAAGTTAAGCGACTAGCCCCTGATACCGCCGTGGTTCAGTACGGACCAAAGCACAAAACCATGGGGACGCGTTACGTGTCGAAACGGGTTTTGGAGCACAAGTCTCCCGTTTCTGGAACCATGTCGCGACCACTTGCGTCCTTTGGAAAAGACCAGCAGGCCGCAGTTCTTTCGTACAAAGCGCAGTTCCTCGTAACCCAGGAACGCTACGCGAGCCTGAACCTTCAGGTAAAGCGAAACCGAGCACTTTTCGATCCCAACATTGGTCCTGGCGGTGGATGGCGCTGTCCTGATGGAACGCTTTACGGTGGTCAGATCACTGACCGGTTTGGTCGCGGGTGTGGCGGTGGACTTACCCGTCGTATCGGGCGCGCATTGCTGCAAGCAGGACAACGACTTGATGACATGGGTGTGGCCCGTGATCAGCGTCGTTTGGCACGCAGAGCGCAGGCATCCGAACGGCGCGCACAACGGCGCGAAGCGCTGGGCAATTTCTTTGATGCGACTGGTGACAAACTTGAGGCTTGGGCGCAAGCACTTGTAGGTGACTACGTTCCGTCCAAGGGTGGTCGTCGTCGCCGAAGGGGCCTGGAGGCTGGCAAAGTAACACGTCAAGCCAAGGGAAAGAAGAAGCGTGTAATTCCTGACAAGAGTCCTGCTGCAAAAAAGAAGGGCCAAAGAAAGAAGAAAGGAACACGGGCACGTCTCGCCGATTTTTCTGATCGTGTTTCTGCTGCCGCCGAGCGAATGGCGCAACGTCTTGTTGGTGATTACAAGCCACCGAAGAAAGAACGCAAAAAGAAGGGTTCGAAGAAAGAGGGTGCAGCGTCGAAACTTGATTCGTTGGCGGCGAAGTTGGAACGCGCCGCACAGCGCATTCTTGGTGGTGGACGGCGCGAGCGTCGCAAGAAGAATCAGAAGCCCGTTGATCGTAAGCCTTCAAAAAAGGTTCCTACCGGCAAGAAGCCTTCCCCTAAGCCGAAACCAGAAAAGAAGCCTGCCCCAAAGAAGCCTCGCAAGGTTGATGCCAAGAAGGAACGCATCAAGGAAATTGATGCTGAACTTTCTAAGATTGACCAAGAGATTGCAAAAACTGAGTTTGCGATCATGCAGAACGAAGAATATGGGGTTTCTTCCGAAAAACTAATTCAGGAAGTAAAAGACCTAGAAAAGAAGCGGGCAGAACTTATTGCCGAGCGTGTTGCGCTCAACTCTACCGATCCTGTAACACCAGCAAAGTTGCCGCAAAAGAAGCCGTCAGGGAAGCCTTCTGGCGCTAAGAAAAACCTTCCTGGCAAACAACATGGCGGCGTTTTCACAAAACCCGAGAACGCAAAGAAAAAGGCTAACGAAGCATCGGTACAGGAAGGAAAGCCCCTTTTCGTTGTTCAGGATGCTAACGGCAAGTACCGGGTTGTTGACGAAGAACGACTCAAGGCTGATGATTCGCTACAAGTCGTTTTTGCAACAGACCAAGAAGGTGGAATCATTGAATTCACCGACACGGACTCGCCTGTCGATGAAATCATTGAAGAAGCAAACAAGGCTGCCGAAAATGTTGAGAAAGCGGCCAATGAACACCTTAAAGACCTTGATGTTGATGCGCTTGACCTTGAACTGAAGCGATCCAAGACTGGTGCTTTCCTTCCAGAGAACTTCGACAAGCAGGTTCTTGACAACTATTCATCGCTTGCCGACAAGCGTTTTCGTGAAACGTTCCACAAGGAGCGGATGACGAACTGGCGGTTCTGGCAGAAAACTCTTGGTGACGACAAGATTGAGGGCGTTGAAGATTCCAAGACGATGCTTGCCTTGATCGATAAAATGATCCAAGAAGAATCCGAGAAGCCTGACGCTAACCAGTCTGTCCTTGGCGTTATGCGGGCAGAGCGCGCGAACTTCCTGGCGATGTGGGTTCCCGACGAGGGTCAGGACGAAGTTAACTTCTATGAACGGATCAACTTTGTTCAACCAAAAAGGCGTCAAAACATAATCACAAACGCCGACCTCGGTGACTTGATTGTTGGAAATAAGAAGTCGAAAAAGAAGACTAAGCCAAAGAAGGTCTCCCCCGAGGCTTCAATTAAACCAGATGACAAGAACGTTCCTGAAGCGTCAGATATGGGTAAGCCGACTCCGGAGCCTGACGCTGATGAACCACAGATTTCTACATTAGATCAACTTGTCAGCAAGTTCTTTGGAGAAGAAATCGACAACGTAACGGCAGCGATGAACAAGGCTGTCAAAGACGTGCAGGACAGCAACTTTGCCGAGTTCCGCGACAAAGACGGCAAGATTGATATCGATAAAGCGAAAGCCGATCTTGACAAAGAATCGGACGAACTTAGCGACGAATACCACGGAATCTACAATCGGATTCTTGCTGGTGAAAGTGTTCCCGAAAGTGAAGTTATTGCTTCAGCACAGCGAAACATTAATTTCAAGGCTCGGCGGGCCGCTTTCGACGAAGCGAAAAAGCAGCATGCCAACGAAATAGAGATGGCCGACAAGGCCAACGACAACACCGTAGATACCGAAGCAGTCACCCCAGATAACGTCCCCACAGGACCATCACAGGCTGACCTTGTCAAAGCATACACCGACACGTGGAATACAGACGAGGACTTCGAGAAAATTCATGCCAATGATTTGGCTGATGACATCCTTCAGCAATCGGGTCTTCAATCGAAAATCGACGCCAATGATTTCGATAATGAGAATTCGGTTGACGTCTACTTCGACACCTTGGATGTAGTTATCGAATCCCGTCGCAAGGAAGCGCAGGACCGTGTAAATAAAGCGATAGCAGACGAGTACATCTACGACAAACAGGATCCGTCGACACCAAACCTTGAAGACGATCTGAAACTTCTTACGTCCTACGATTCCTTGAAAGCACGTCTTGATTCAGATCGCAAGAAGGCAAAGGATAATCACAACAAGAAGTTGGATTCATCTGATGGAAAACTCAGTAAGTCTGAAGCACTTACCAAGTTTTTCAATGACGCAAAGGCGAAGGGGTTTGATCCAAGCAAGATCGAAACAGAGCAAACCAATAAGCATCTTACTGGAATAGATACCGCCAATCTTATTGATCAGTTGAACAACAAGAGTGCTCAAACTGATTACCTAAATCAACTTCCCGACAATTTTGCCGAGTTGTCGGTAGATGATCAGTTGGATGTTATCCGACAGATAACTGGCCAAGACGACGAGGTTAAAGCGCTTGGCCGAATGTACCGTGCGCTTCACTACAAGCGGTTCGGTGAAAGCCAAAGCCTTACAGATCTAAAGACTGACGTAGCAGCGGCAAAGCAAATGCGCCAAGGTGGGCCTACCGTCACCAAGTCTGTTGCAGACATCGACGCTGATATTGATTCGCTGAAGAAATCTTTGAATGATCTTGCCCAGAAGAAAATCAACGGCGAAATCGACGCACTATCGCCACTTGAGCGACTTCAAGCAGAAGCAGCCGAAGCCACTGTTCGGAACCGCCTCATTGGACAACTCGCTTTACGATTGAACCATCCGGACACGCCGAACAGCGAGAAAAGTCCTCTATTCATCCGCTTACAGTCCGAGATTGACGCAACACGAAACCCGCTCGGAGACAGGCTAAGGGCCGATCTTTTCCCCGACTCCAAGCCGAAGAGCAAAGCCCCAAGCGCACAGGTGTCGTCCGGTTCAGCAAAGCCTGACGCTTTTGACGCAACAGCGCTTGCTAGCACCCAAGAAACTGGCGAAGCAATCGCAACTCACGTTCCAGTAGGAGCGAATGCTATCTACGATCAGCAGACGGCTTCAGTTCTTGTGGCTGACGGCGCACCTTTGTCCTCTGTTCCGGACGATTTCCTTGCTGAATCAATCAAACAAAACATTGGTGACGACAAGCGTTTCCGTATGTTGAAGATCGACAAGGGTTTCAACAGCGATACCACTGCCGTCCTGGATACAACAACAGGCAAGAAGTACATCATCAAGACCGAAGACCGTAACCATCACGGTCACATCCAAGAATCTGCTGCGGCACTGCTGGCCCAGGAACTTGGTTTCGGAACCGTTGGTGTCCGGTTTGGTTCACCACTCAAGGATGTTGACCTTCCTTCGGCGCAAAAGTCGTCTGAAGGTGTATCTGTCGGCAAGGGCCGAACGATGGTTATCGAACATCTTGAAAACTTGTTCGTTGATCCAGCCGCTGGACCGAATGCCGAAAAGAAAGTTTTTGCTTTCCACGAACTGCCAGCAGGTGCGCAACTGGATGGTCGATCCATCGCACGACTTATGGTTCTTGACCGGTCAATGAACTATTTTGACCGCACCCCAGGAAACCTGTTTTTTGTAAAGAATGCTGACGGCAAGTATTCGGCACATCCGATTGACCATGGGAACGCTTTCCGTCCGTGGGGTGGATCATCGTCCGAGCAGTCCACCGGTTTCGTCAAGATCACCAAGGGCGACAATGTAAACCTTTTGTCCCTAGTGTCGTCACTTGACGATGAAGGAAAGCAGGAGTTCGCTAAAGCGTTGATTGACGCCAAGAAGCGATTCCAGAAAAAGAACTTTGGTGAAACGTTTAAGAAGATTGGAGATCTTCAGGTTCTTTCAGGTGAGGAAAAGGACCGTCTGAAGAAGCATGCTGACTTTTTGACTGCTCGTCAGACTTCTTTGGACTGGGATGCCATGACTACTGATGTTCTTGGCAAACTAGGTTTCACGCCTCAGCAGTCCAAGGATTTGATTACTCCTCCGCAGTGGTCGCTTCCGCAGTCAACATCAACTGTCAACAACCTTGAAAGTGCTATTGACTCTGTGCGTTCTGACGCGAAGAAGCCGTTTGTTCGTATCGCCCACGATGGTGGTGCGATTGAATTCAATGAGATTCGTGTTGCGGATGTTGAAATTACAGGCGCACCAGGGATGGTTATGGGTGATGGCACTGTCCGCTCGTCTATGTTCACCTTCAGGCGGCGCGTAGACAAGGACAAGTATCCGATAAACGAAAACACTGGATGGACCACCCTCCAGAGTGGTCATGTTGTTCCAACGCGCGACGAACAAACCGGAAAAATTACCTTTAATTTTGCAAACAAGGGCAAC